CTTCGGACAATTTTGTTGTTTTATGGGGTTCATTTTTCACAAAGATCTTAACTGGATCAATGACACCCATCCTTACTAAATCAGTAGGTAGATAATCTTGCGTAAGGTCAAGATTAACTAGCAGGCGGATTCTCGAAATCACTGCCTCAACAACCCACTCGAGGTGAGTGTTGAGCAGACTCCGATTATCGTGGGCAAGTAAGTTTCCCGGAATTCCAGGAGACGAGTCTGGTTTGACTGCATACTTGCAGAGAGTACGTATTCTAAGGTCAATTTCCGAATAATCTGGTTCTGATTCGGATACTCCTGTAAAACCTGACGGTACTCTCGTAGACGGGTAATGAGATTGTATAATTTCTCCTGCTTCCTTGTAAAACTGACTACTAGGACCCTCTGGCTGGTAGAGGACTCTGGTTGACTGTTTAAGGAGGCTAAGATACTCTGCCTTGGAATCTCGGGGTGGCCACTGGTACTGTGCAAGATCTGCGTATACTTCCTTGGCTTGGTAGTAATAACGATTTTCTTTGCTTCGCTTAGAGTGTCCTCCTTTGGATTTAACCTTTCCAACTTCATAGATTCCAATTCCATTCTCAATTGCCTTATCTCTTCTGCCCCTGAGGATTTCTCCTTCTTCGAATCGATATTCTCCGAGCAACTGCATGTTCTGCTGGAATGCTCTCGCTTTATCAAGGGGTAAGTCAAAGAAGGGTCCTGAAAACCCTCAGTACTACTAAAGTTAACTGGTACATCTTTTTCAAAGATCATATTGGGGTATTTAGTATGAAGTTCTTCTTCATCTTCTGCTAAATCAAGATGATCTCTTATATCTCTATCATCAATAGTATAATGGCCGGATTTCTTATCTACTCTAATCATTAGACGGTTACCATTATCAGTAACAAAAGTTATAGTACGGTCTGTATGTCGTCTTTTCATAGTTTCAACATACTTATCATTCAAATTAGGCATGTCTGACTCTCTATACTCATCAAGTATAGCACGAATGAATGCATAACCAATACGATAACCAATATTAGAAGTTCCTAATCGACTGGCGCCACTATGGATCCCAATAACTTGGGTACCTGCAATAATTGGTCCTCCAGAAAATCCTTTTACAGAACTTGCTAAATGATTGAGCTGGTAAAACCCATCTGAATGGATGGTTCTACCAGTTCCGGTAGATAAACAACCTTGATTGAAACCAAATACAGTAACTGCATTAATTTCATTAGGTTCTTTAAGACATAACGTTAACTGTTTCATAGATAATGCTGAAAAGACGCTATCGGGTACCTCNATACAAACTTGATCAAGGTCATTAACGCCTGAATAGAAAATCATCTTCCAACTTGGTAGGAACTCAATCCTGACTCCTGACTTACATATATAAAATTTCCTCACACCCTGTTGAGCTATGATATCGTCATATATGTGTGCAGCTGTGAAAATACAATGATTAAGTTGATCTAACCTAAAACAGGTACCTACAATATTAAATTCATTACCAAAATCTAAATAACCAATACCAGCAATTGCATTAACAATTGCTCCCTTGGTTGTTTCTACTTTGGTAATCTTACTTGTAAAAACCATTTCAGGAATAACTTCGATTGTTGTATCTGTCTCTTGGGATACTGAAGCTGAATCATTTCTTGATAACACTGCTTGAGCAAGTGTATCAGAGAAATAAACCTTAATTCCAGTAGAGACTGATTCAACGTACATGCCATGTTTGTCTTTGAAGATTTCTCCATCATCAAGAGACATAGAAGAGCATGTATTAATCTTTCCTATTTTCCTAACATTTCTAACATAATAAATAATGAAACAAAACATATCAACCAACTTAAAGAAGGGATATGTTAACAAATATCGCAAACAAAGTTTGCACAAACGCAAAAATGGTATAAAACCATAAAGGCAAACGTTGTAAAC